AATATTTTGGCATAAAAAGGGGGGGGTCTCAATGACCCTCTTAGATTATTGTGCATGGCACTTTTTCTTCTGTCCATCTACGCTAAATAATCACACCTGAAGTTCTATAGGATATTATGCCTTTACCTAAGATTTCTACACCAACTTATGAACTTGAATTGCCTTCAATTGGAGACACAATTCAATATAGACCATTTTTGGTCAAAGAAGAAAAGTTGCTTGTAATTGCTTTAGAGAGCGAAGATACAAAGCAAATTACAACAGCAATTAAAACGGTTATCACGAACTGTATTCTTACGAAAAATATTAAAGTAGAGTCTCTTCCTACTTTTGATATTGAATATTTGTTTTTAAATATTCGCGGTAAGTCTGTTGGTGAAGAACTTGAAGTCAATATTATTTGTCCCGATGATGGTGAGACGCAAGTTCCTGTAAAAATTAATCTGGATGACATTCAAGTTCAAAAAGATAAAAAGCATACGAACAGAATTAAACTTGATAATTCTATTATGATGGAAATGAAGTATCCATCATTAGACCAATTTATTAAGAATAATTTTGATTTTGGTGACAAGAATGCAATGGACAAATCTTTTGAATTGATTGCATCTTGTATTGATAAAATTTTTACTGAAGAAGAAGTTTGGACCTCTGCAGACGTAACTAAAAAAGAGATGTCTGACTTTTTGGAATCAATGAATTCTTCTCAATTTAAAGATATTGAAAAGTTTTTTGAAACGATGCCAAAACTTTCTCACAAAATTAAAGTGAAAAATCCAGTAACTGAAATTGAAAGTGAAGTTGTTTTAGAAGGGTTAGCAAGTTTTTTCGTATAAGTATGATCCATATGGATCTGGAAAATTACTTCAAACTTAATTTTTCTCTAATGCAGTACCATAAATATTCACTATGGGAGATTGAAAATATGATTCCTTGGGAGAGGGATATCTATGTTGCATTATTACAACAACATCTTGAGGAAGAAGAGTTAAAACAAAAACAGCAAATCAACAATGCCCACTTCTAAAGCAATAAGTGCTTCTAGTTTTTTTGGTAAGAATAGGTATGAATATTACCTAAATGAACTCCTCACGGAGAATACTGTTGGTGGGCAAAAATTATCTAAAGAAGAATTAAAAGAAGGATTTTCTAAAAGAAAAAATAAGATAAGTTTTGAAAAGTTTGTTGATAAAATTGTAAGTACAAAAGCAGCAAAATCGTCAATTGTCTCTTCGAAAAAAGGTCTATTACCAACAGTTGGTGGTGGGATAAATGGACCTCGTGGAAACGCTCTTGTAAGATCTCCATCCGGGACACTTCAAAAGTATGCTGGAGTTACCCAAAAAGTTGGTGGAGGAATAGAGGAAAATATTTCTGCAATTGTTAAGCATATGTCTTCAGTTGCAGATACACTTACTACACAAAAGAAAATAGATGATGATGCATCTGCTTATAGTAAAAGAAAAGCGGAGCAAGAAAAGAGAGGTCTTGCTGAAAGTAAACTTGAAAAAAGATTTGAAGGATTAAAGAAAACAGCAGAGAAAATAATAGCACCTGTTAAATCTTTACTCGATAGAATACTTCAATTTTTCACGACTGTCATACTTGGAAGAATAGTATATAAACTCGTTGAGTGGTTAGGTAATCCAGAGAATGCTGATAAAGTAAAATCTATTATTAGGTTCTTGGGTGATTGGGGACCAGCACTTCTTGGTGGATTTATTTTATTTGGAACAAAGTTTGGAAAGAGTGTTAGAGTCTTAACAAAAATTGCTTTATCTGGAATTGCAAAACTTGCAAAAGCAATACCTGCTCTTTTAAGATTTGCTAAAAGTAATCCAAGGACTGCTGCTGCAGTTGCTGTAGGAGGATATGCAGCAACTCAATTAGCGCAGAGAGCATTTAGTGGTGAGGAGCAGAAAGTTGAACAACGTGCTGGTGGTGGGTCTATAAGTGTTCCAAGATTTTCTGGTGGTGGATTTAATCTTTCTGGTATGCTTGGTGGTTTTAGAAATTACTTTAGTGGACTTGTAACTGGAGAAAAAGGAGTAGATAAAATTCCTGCTTGGTTGAGTGATGGTGAATTTGTTATTTCTGCAGGTGCTGTTCGTAAATATGGAGTTGAAACTTTTGAGGCAATGAATGCTGCTGGTGGCGGAACTAATAAACCCACCTTTAAGAATGAAAGTGTTTATGCTCAAGGTGGCGGTATGATTGGTGATATACCTCTTGCTTCTAGTTATGGAGCAAATCCTGATGTTGATACTCTTAGACGTGCTGCGCGTGTTTTTAGGCAATTTGGAACAGAGGAGGATTTATTTAAAGCGTTTAAAAAATTAAATGGAGTACCTGATTTTGCAAAAATGGTCGGTGGAGAAAATATTTACGAAAGAATATTTCAGGGACATCACGGTGCTGATGATGCTCTTGATGCTATTCGCCAATCTGTAGCAGATAAAGTAAAAGCAGTTAATAATCCACAATCATTTACTCAAAGTTCTAGAGCAGCTGCAGGACTTGATGACTTGGCGAAGAAGTTTGATATGGATGCAAAAACTGCTCCAAGATATGCCGAAAATCTGCCAAGATTAAACAAACCAAAATCAAATTTAAGAGGTCAATTTAGTAATCTTCCTGCAGATTATTTTTCCAAAGCAGCACAAAACGTAAGACAACCAATACCAGCAAGTCGTGCTATTGTTCCTTATACTGGTGGAGGACTTGTTAGAAGTGGAGTAACTGCTGGTCTTTCAGTTCCAGAGATACAGCAAATAAGAACTAATATGAATGTACCTGGTGGTCGTGGTGGAAGAGGTGGTATTGTCGGTAGTGTTCTATTGGGTTTGGCTGAAATATTTAAACCTCAAGTTCAGGCTGCTGTGGGAGATTTATATGACAAAATGGGAATTGGTTTTGGAAATCTTTCTAATGCTGAATTAAAAAAACAAATTGAAGAACAGACAAAAAGAGTACAGAAATTGCAATCTGGTCCTATGGGACAATTTATGGATGGGGGGGTAGAAACTGAAAGACTACAATTCTTACAACAAGAAGCAAATAAAAGAAGACTTGCTGGATTGAAAGGTGGAAAAATTATGGGCGGTTATGGATTAAAAGATCAGTCCTTTAAAGATGCACCCAAAACGCAAATTATGAGTGACGATAGGGGAAGACCTTTTGTTGGATATAAGGCAATGAGAGGTGGTAAGTTAGTTTATGTGAGAGGTCCTCAAGCAGGAACGGGAACAAGCAATCCACTTGAAGCACTCGGAAGAATGATAAATCCTGGAGCATATAAAGATATTGATGCTGAAAATGCGAGAAAGAAATATGACGAAGCAGCAAGAGGATCTATTGCGTCATTAAAAGCAAGAGGGGCAACTCAAGCAACTATTGCAAAAAGGCAAGCAGAATTGAATAGAAGAAAACCAGTAAATCCTCCAGTAAAACCAAAACCAAAAGTTGTAGTTGCTGGAGGTGGAATGAATGGTAGAAGAGGAAGTGGTAGCAAACCATCCACTTCAAGACCACCAAGTTTTAGTGCTTCTACAAAGGGGATGAGGTCAAAAATAGAAACGCTGGGGATGATGAGGTAAGATAAATGGCAATCAACACTCAAAAATTTTTACCTTCCTCAAAGGGAGGAGCATTAGCGAAGGTTAATAAGACTGTTATTAAAGCTTCCTCTTCTGTAATTTTGAGTGAAAATGCGGTAAAGAATATTGGAATTATTAAAGTAAAAGTAATTGAGATTGATAGTATCTTAAAAGGAACTCTTGCCGCAGAAAAGAAAAAACTGAATGAGTCTAAAAAGCAAGATAGTTCCAAGAGAAGAGAAAAGATAGAAGAAAAGTTAGAAACAAAACCAAAGGCAGAAACTGGTAAAATAAAAATGCCAAGTCTTCCTAGAATGGGATTTTTGGATTGGATAAAAAATTTTATTGGTAATGTTATTCTTGGATATTTTGCAGTTAGATTGGTTGAACATTTGCCAAAAATAATTCCTATCGTAAAGTTTTTGGGGAAAGCAACTGATTTGGTTCTTGGACTTGGTGGAAAACTTTTAAATGGATTGGTAACGTTTATTGATTGGGGATATAAAGCAGTTGATTTTAGTCGCAACTTAATAGGTAAAACATTTGGTGATGATGCATTAAAGAACTTTGATAAACTCACAAATGAATTTGAAAAATTTATGAATCTTGCCATCATTGTTGGGATGGCAGGTGCTGATTTTGGAATGAGTCGTTTAAGAGATAGAGGTACTAAGAGAGGTGCAGAAAAGGTAGCAGGAACTGTTGGTAGACGGGGTGCTGGTAGGGTGGCAACAAGAGCTGCTGCTCGTGTTGGTGGAAAGGGTGCGGCAAAATTAACTGCGAAAGTAGGTTCGAAAGCACTTAAGGCAATTCCATTTTTAGGTGCTGGTCTTGCAATTGTTGAAGGTATAATGAGAATCCGTGAGGGTGATTATGTTGGTGGATTACTCTCCTTTGGTTCTGCAATTCCTATTGCTGGTTGGGTATTTTTAGCACTTGATGTTGCTCGTGAATTTATGGGTGGGAAAGAGTTTGATAAGAGTGTTGGGAGAGCATTTAGTGGAAAACCTGGAGTAACTGATAACCAAATTAAAAAAAGAAGTCCATATATGTCGGGACCTTCAATCGTTACTGGTCTAGCTGAAGGTGGAATAACAAGAGGAGGAAAGTCTGCCGGTAAAGTAAAAAGAACAGTTTCTCGTTCGACAAAGGGCAAATATAAAAGAAGAGTAAAAATTACACCAAAAAAACCAGGTGATGTGAAGGCAACTTCTCCTGGTGCTGATGTTGGTGGTGAGCAAAAGTTATTTGGATTATTTCCAAATCCATTCAAGATGGCACAAAAGGCAAGTGATGTTATGAATCCTTTCAAAGTAATTCAAAAGGCTGGACAAAATCTTGGGGAGAGTGATTACTTTGGACCAATACTTGCAATTACTTCCAAGATTCTTTTGGGACAAAAACCAACCCAACAGGATTATACGAATGTTGGACTTGGTATTAATATGTTGGTTGCGAAAGGAATAGATGATGGAAAATTAAAAGGTGGTCTTGCTGCTGCATTTGTTGAAGGTGGATTAGTTGATCCTAAAGCACTTGATGCAATTTCCCAAGGTGGTGATATTAGTGATTGGGTTGCAAAGTCTTTCAAAGAAGCAACAGAAACTAATGCACAAAAAACTTTAAGAGAAATTCAAGAAAATTTAAAACTTAAAAAAGTTGGTGGGGAAGAAACCGCACCTAGTCCAGGAGATATGGGAGCTGGAGGTGGAGTTCAAGTCTCTAGTGATAGTCCAGATTTTTGGTTACTTGCTACTGCAGCAATGTTTGAAAATTCAGATCCCCAAGGTGCTGCTGATGTTGCTCAGGCAATTTATAATAGAGTTGCGATGCCAGGAGATCCTTGGAAAGTTAATAACAGTATTAGAAAATCTATTCTTGATCCAGGACAATTTCAACCAGTTAGTGATTATGCATCTCCATCAGCGTGGGCAGCAATCAAAACAAAAGAAGATGCAATAAAATTTGCAAAATCTCAAGGTAAAACTCAAGCACAATTAGAAACAGTTGCAGCTGCGATTTTAGATAAATCAAAACAACAATCTGCTAGGCAATTTGTGGGACCTAGAGATAGCTTTAGATCATACGCATTTGAAAATGCAGAAAATCATCTTGCAGATGAAACCGAAGTTAGAAGACTTGGACACGCATTTGGATTTGAACCTCGTGGCGCAACTATTGGTATGTTTAAAGCAGGTAAATTGAGTGCAGCACAAGTTAATGCGGGAATTGTTGGAAATGTAAAATTTGGCGCAAGTAACTTTATTCAAGGTAATTCTGGAGCATCTGATGGAGTACATTTTCATGTTGGAACAACAAAACCAGGAGATCCTTCTGGACCTGCTGCTGCCGCTTTCAATGTAATTAAACATTTTCTTGGTAAAAAATCTGTTTTTATTGGAAGATCTGAAGAATTTGTTCCTTCAAATGCCACAGATGAACAGATTAGAAAAATTATTGCTAGAGGACAATCTGCTCATAGAAAAACAGAAATTGATATCCAAGTCGGTGGTGCTTATGGTCAAGGAAATAAAGTTCCATTTCCATTACAAATAAAAAATCATAGATTTGAACCTGGTGGATATGGAATGAAAGCAGATATCGTTGGTGTAAATGCTTTTGTTGGTCATGGTAGATATACTCTTGATGGTAAACTAGCAAAACAGGAAGGAACAGTTTTATCAAATAAGGCACCGGATTCTTATTATTTTGGTGGAAAATCTTTTGGAATATCACCCAGAGATGGATTTATCTTAAGTCTCCATAAAGGTGAAATGTTTAAAGTCATTGATAAAGATTCTGTAAATCTTTTTGGTTATGATCTAACTAAAGAAATAATTGATATTGAAAATAAGTCACAATTGGTTGCAAAAGCACCATCAATTATTGAAAAACTTAAATTAATTTCTGGATATGCTTCTTATGAAACAGAGGCACAAGAAACAATTGTTGTTACAATGCCATCCCAAATTAATGGAAGTAGTTATGAAACTAATGAAACTTACGGTGGAGTTACATATATTGGTAGCAGTAGGGAGGAATCTGATCCATTCTCGACATTATATCAAGGTGGGTAAATAGAAATAAGAGGTAATAAGAAATGGCAAATTTAATAACAACCAAAAGCGCACAACCATCTTACATAGAAAAATTTGATATAGTATCAAATAAAAGTCAAGGAAAAACTGTGAGTGTTGTAAATGGTGCTGTTCGTTTAATGTATTATGAAAGTATTCTTCAAGACACAGTAAGAATAACTTACACATTTGCCGATTCGGGAAACGCCATTGATAATAAAACTGCTCTTGAGGGATTACCAATAGTTGGGCAAGAGAAAGTCGCAGTAAAATTTAAAGATAATAATGAAACCGAATTGAATTTGACAATGTATGTAAATAAAGTTACTCCTTTGAGTGATGATACAACTAAGTCGATGGTTCAATTGGAACTCGTGTCCAAAGAGTTTATTTTAAATGAAAAGATTAGACTTAATGAAAGATTTGATGGAAAAATATCTGATCATATTAAAAAAATTCTAACGGCATCGAATTATCTTGCGACAAAGAAAAAAATAGATATTGAAGAAACCTCAAATAACTATAATTTTGTAGGTAATAATAGAAAACCATATTATGCAATGAATTGGTTATCAAAAAAATCAGTTCCTAATTTTGAAAAAGCAAAAGGTAATACTGCTGGTTATTTTTTCTTTGAGACTTCTGAAGGATTTAAGTTTAAGTCAATTGATTCTTTATCAAGTCAGGAGAAGAAAAAATCTATAGTTTTTAACCAGACTCCAGATTCTAGAGGTGATAACATACCATCTGGTTATGATGTCAAAGCTCTTGAATATTCAAAGGACAATCGGGTTGATGTTCAAGAAAAACTTAAGATGGGAGCATATTCAACACGAACAGTATTATTTGACCCGTTCACTTTCTATTATGAAGTGGTTGTTCCAAACGCAAAAGAAATAGAAAAGAAAGGTGGTATTAAAAAATCGGGAAAAGATCTTCCGGTATTAAATCCAGAATTTAATAGAACTGGTGCCAATAAAGATTTCTCAAGAACTACTTATTATCTTCTTGATAAAGGAACTCTTCCTTCGGGTAATACAGAACAGCAAATAACAAAATCCAAGGAAGAAAATTTTGAGTACAAGAATATCTTGAATCAATCTATCATGAGATATAATCAATTGTTTTCTATGAAAAGTACAATTACTATACCTGGAGATTTTTCTTTACACGCTGGAGATGTTGTTTACTGTGATGCCAAACAACTCTCTGTTGCGGATGAGGAAATTAATAAGGAATATGGTGGTCTATATATTATAGCAGATTTATGCCACTATATTTCTCCAAAGGAAACTTACACCAAATTGAATTTAGTTAGAGATTCTTTTGGTAGAATTGGAAATCACACCTCCGGCAAGATACCATTATGACGGACAGAACTCTTCAACAACATATTAATGATGATCGTGATGAATTGGATAACCCCAACACCAGCGGTCAGCGTCGTCGTCATTTAGCAGATGAGCTAGGAAATTTAGAACAATACCAAGTAAATCACCCAGATGATGATCATGATCCAACACCACTAGAACTTTATTGTGATGGACATCCAGATGCACTTGAATGTAGAGTTTATGATGATTGATAAGTAATGGAAGGTGGATCTCTATTTAATCCAGGTTTTCTTGGAGCACATTTTAATTGGTGGATAGGACAAATCGCTAGTGATTCAACTTGGCGAGATAATATATTGCCGGGAAAATTTGAGAGTAAAGATCAAATTCCTGGATGGGGTAGAAGATATAAAGTTAGAATTATAGGTCTTCACGATCAAGGAGAGACTGAAATTCCATCGGAGCAACTTCCTTGGGCACAGATAATGTATCCTGTGACTGGAGGCGGCGGACAAGCAAATGCAGGAGCAACTGCTAACCTTCGTCAAGGCATGATTGTTTTTGGATTTTTTCTTGATGGTCAAGAGCAACAAGTGCCCGTTATTATGGGTGTTCTTGGCAATAATGCACAAACTCCTCTTGCAACAAAAACGGGAGATAGTAGAGTAACAAATACTCAACCAGGAAGTCTCGCTGTAAGTGGCCACGCAACTCCCGCAGATGGAAATAAAGATCCAAATATTAAAGTTCCTGATGAAGGACTTGTAATTAATAAGCCAAAATCTAAAGAACAATCTGAAGAATGTGCGCCGATACCTCCAGGAACTCAATTAGACAAGTATGGACTTCCTTATGGAAAAGCAAATTCTTTTCAACTTAGGGATCTTAGGAGTGCATCTGCTGAAGCAACCGCACGAAATTTAACGGGTGCTGCCTTTGATGAATTTGTCAAAAAGGCAGTTTCTGCCGGCATCAAAGCACGATGTGAGGCAGCAAACTCTCCAACATCTCCATCACAACCTGGAGCAACAAAAGAAAATGTAGATGCTGTACATGAACAATCAAAGGCAGATGTTGTAAGAAACGATTATTACCAAAGGAAGACTGTTTTACTCTCTCCTTGTGAGAGTGTTAAATCTGCACTCAAAGCAATTCAGATTGAACTTGAAAATTTGACTAAGGATATTGATAAAGTTCTAAATGCTGCTCAAAGTTATGTGGATGCGGTTTCAAATAAGATTGGAGAAATTCAATCTCTTATTGCTAATTTTGCTTGTATTATTGCGAAATATATGAAAGTGATATTCAACAAGATTATGGAGTATGTTTTAAAGCAAGTAAACAAAGGTCTCTCTCCTACAGTGGAACTCTTACCACCAAATCTGAGAAATAGATATTTTGATATTAAAGAAACTATTACTGAATTAATTACTTGTTTGTATAATAAAATCACGAATAATCTTTGCGCTTTAATTCAAGGTCTCTTAGACAAAGCACTCAAAAGACAATTACCTCCAGAGAAAAGAAGACCGGATGGAACTATGATTTTACAAACTCCAGTTACCCCAATTTGTTCTGTCGAGCAGTTAACGGGAGATGTAATTGCATTAAATATGAGCGAAATGACAACTGGAATTGATAGTATTCTTGATAATGTAAATAAATTTTTAAGTGACATTCAAAAAGAATTGGGAAATGTAAGTGATATTATTGGGAGTATAAAAGATTTGATTGGTGGAATTAGTGGAAGTTTAACCGCTGCATTAAACTTTGAAAATATCAAGATTAATATTTTTGGATGTGACTTAAAACCAAATTGTGCAGCATCTGATTACTACACCCTCCAAAATGGTTCTGGTGCTGCTGAAGAACCACAGCAACCAAGACCAGCAGAAGTTGATAGAGCATCTCAAGGAACTCCAGTAGCACCTCAAGTTACTGAAACACCATTTGCTCAACCAAGTCAAAATGAACCTGATCTTAATATCAATCCTAGAACAGGTCAACCGCGACTGGGAACACCTGGTAGTTCAATTGGTGGAATACAATTTTGATGCCAAATAGGATAAATATCAATAATGAAATAATGAAATAGGGAGATATGTCTTTTAATTTGTTTGCTGCACCTACTAAAGATGATATTAAGGTTGGATACATTGATCCAACTCTTGGTTTTGTTAATGGTGTATCTGTTTGTGAAGCAAATGAATATGCAAAGAACAATCCTGGAACAACTTTTGTTTTTAGGGATGGAGATAATAATATTCGTTATTTGAGTATTAATGAGGTCAATCTTCTTACGCCAAATGACTTAATTGCATCCGAAGGAGAGTGTGCAGGCATTCAAGAATATCGAGAGTGTGGTCCACCAATAATTCAATTTTTTGGTGGTGGTGGAATTGGCGCTGCTGGAAATCCTATAATTGGTAGAGATGGATCTTTGCTTGCTGTCGATCTTATTACTGGTGGATATGGATATCAATATCCACCAATTGTTGCAGCAAAGGATTATTGTCAGATTGGTAACGGTGCCGTTTTAACTGCTGTTCTTGGGGAAACTTCTGATGAAATAGAAGTTTTTGAGGGTGAGGAAGATTTTGAAGAGTATCAACTGTGTAAAGATACTGATGTTGGATACGGTAAAAGGTTTGGTCCTAACGGAGAAGAATTGGGACCTTGGGAACCTCAAGTATATACAAGAGTTGGTGCTGATCCAATTCAAAGAGAAATAGAAATATTTCAGAGAGCACTTAAAAATCCTTTTTGGACAACAAGAGAAACACAACCAGATAGAGTTTATACTATTGAAAAATCTTATGCCACACAAGATACTGTACCAGTAACTTTCTCCCAATGGGGAGAGTTTATGAATACTTATGCAGTTTCTCCGATTAAACCGTCTGATTTAATTGGAAGCAGTGAAGCAGGAAAAATATTCTCTATGGAATGGGAGTTGAATTTTCCTGTTAGTGGAGAATATATTTTTAGAGGGGTATGTGATGATACTGCACAGGTTTTTGTTGATGGTAGTTTGGTTGGTAACCTAAAAGGATTTAAGGATAATCCATCTCCTTTGCAGAAAACAATTTCTGAAGGAAATCATATTCTTAAAGTCGATCTTTTAAATGCTCCCGCCATTGAAAAACCTACTGCTACAGATACATCTACATCTACAACTACACCTTCCAATATAAAAGCAAAGTTTATTAAAGAGGGATCAAATTTCTATCTGCAAGTTGATGGAACTGGATCTGGTGAAATAAATTTTGTTATGGATGTTGATGATAATCCTAATTTTGCTGGACTTGCTGCAAGAGAGGTTATTATTCCGTCTGATGGTGGTAAAGTTATATTTAAAAGAAAGGGAAAAACTGGATCCGGTGTGTTTGCAGGTAATGCTATATTTGATGTTACTGTTCCGGAAAAAGAAACCATAAAAGAAAATGGTAAGTTTTCTGGTGGTAGAAAATATGGCCCGATACAAATTGTCGGATCTGGAGTAGGTGCAAGGGGTCCAATTATAAAAAGTCCAAATCGACTTGGTATTCGTGATGCTGATGGTGATGATGAGAATATCAAGATCACTATTGGTAATATAAAAGGAGACACAATATCAAATACACCTACTTCTACCGCAACATCAAAAAAAGTAGAGGTAAACTTTAAGATAAGTGAGGCTGGATCTGATGAAAGTTCTATAGAAATAGTTGATTTATTAACAGCAAGTAAAGATGAGGAAATAACTAAAAAATTAGAAGTTGGAAAGGTATATCAAGTCATAGCAAGTCCAAGTAATAGAAAGTTGAGAGCTGACGGAAAAGTTCTTCGACTTGAAGATAGTACTGATAATGATTTTAATGATTTGGTTATCAGAGTAACTAAGGGAAAATTTTATAATGTTAATGGGAATAGATGCAAATTTGTTTTGGAAAGTCCAATAGAAGTTGGAGAAGTAATTTCTTCTAAATCTTGGAATGATGATCCAATGGGAGTATCAATGATTATTGAATCTCCGCTTCCACCTGTTCCGCAAGAAAAACTACCAGTGCAAATTGGAAGATGCCCACCCAATCCTATTTGGACTACAAGATTTCCTGGATCAAGTCAGAAGTGGTATCCTGTGAGGTTTTCTGGATCTAAAACTATTGTCCAGGAAACAATTTCTACTTCTACTCCCGAACCAGTATCAGAAACTCAAGAGGTTAGATTTGCTGTTTTTGGTGAAGGGAGACAATCAAAATATCTTTCTTTTACATTCACTGCAGTTGATGGTCAACATACATTTAAACTTGATGGTGCAGAGAAAAGTGGAGAAACGCGAGTAGATAAAATTAATATTAGAAAAAATGTTAACTATGTTATTTCAGTAAAACAATCAACAAATAAAAAAGTTGAACAAGGTCTTATAAAAGAAGGAACAAAAAGAAAAGAAGGTGGGATAGGAGAATCTAATAGAATATTTGCAGATGCTATTGGATCTACTAACGATAACGATGATATTCAAGTTAAAGCAAATATAGGTAAATTTATTAGCTCAAATAGAGGAAAGACAGGAGATAGAACTACTTTTGATTTGACTTACGTGCTTGACGCTAAAGATTCTCCAGGTGGGACTAAAAATACTACAGAAACTTCTACAAAAGTTTTTGAAAATTCTGGATGGAGTAGATTTATGAACAGATATGCGATATCACCTACTCTTCCATTAGATACTCCGGGTAGTGATAAATCCGGAACTACTTTCTCAAACAGTTGGCAAGTAGATCTTCCTTATCCTGGATTTTATGGAGTAAAAGGAACTGGAGATAATACTGGTAGAATTTTAATTGATGGGAAGGAAGTTTATTCTTTAGATGGATTTAATGTCGATAATCCAAAACTTTCAAAGGTTTATTTAAAAAAAGGAAGGCATACTATAGTTACAGAGATTTTCAATAATCCTGTTGAAAATCAAAATGTTATTGATACTAAGATTTTTAGTACTCAAGATTGGAGATCTCCTGCAGTTTCTCCATCTTCTCCACCTTTCAATATAAAAGCAAAGTTTATTAAAGAGGGATCAAATTTCTATCTGCAAGTTGATGGAACTGGATCTGGTGAAATAAATTTTGTTATGGATGTAGACGACCGTTCTTTTGTCGCTGGACTTGCTGCAAAAGAAGTTATTATTCCATCAGATGGTGGAAAGGTTATATTTAAAAGAAAAGGAAAAACTGGATCCGGTGCGTTCGCGAATAGTGCTATATTCGATATTACTGTTCCGCAAAAAGAAACCATAAAAGAAAATGGTAAGTTTTCTGCCGGTAAAAAATATGGACCAATTCAAATCATTGGTGCTGGGGTAGGTGCAAGGGGTCCAATTATAAAAAGTCCAAATCGACTTGGTATTCGTGATGCTGATGGTGATGATGAGAATATCAAGATCACTATTGGTAATATAAAACAAACTGTTTCTTCCACCCCATCTACTAATATATCTCAAAGTCCAGCAAAAAATGGTGTGACGTATACCGGTCCAAACTTGTTTGGGCATGTTGATAAGAGATGGAGTAAATATATGAATACTTACTCGGTTTCTCCACAAGTATCTGAAAATATTGGCAAATTTACTTTAACATGGTCAAATGTTGATTTCCCATATGATGGGACATATAAGTTCAATCTACAATCAGATAATAATGCTTTACTAAAAGTAGGTGGTAGGGAAATACTTAGAACTTCTGATTTTACTGGAGAAAAAATTCAATATACTTTCAATGCAACTCAAGGAAAATATGATGTTGTACTTGAATTGGAAAATGTTAAAACCGAAAAAGGTGGAAAAGATGAGTCTGTATTTGCAAGTAATCCCATGGGAGTTGCTCTTTCCATCAGTAAGGATGTATCATTTGACGAAACTAATAAAACTCCTTGGACCACTAATCCCATGGGAGTTTCTGCTATACTTATTCCTCCTCCTTGTGCTAAAAAAATTGGTGGTAGAGGAGTTATTGATCGGGTTGAGGTGATAGACACAGGAAATGGTTATTTACCTCCTGGAGAACAAGGTCCTGGGTATCCAGTTACACTTGTTCTTGATGAAATAAAAGTAATTGATACTGGAATCAATTATCGATGTGGTGAAGATGAGATTAAAATATTTCCAGATAATGGTGCTAAATTCAGTTACACATGCGATTCTTTTGGTAGAATTAAAGATGTGAAAGTTGATATTCCTGGGGATCCAATTACCGTAAATCCGATTATTACTATTGGACCACCTCCTGGACCACCTCCTGGTCCTTCTGGTCCTCCTTCCAATTTTGCCATTCCTGCTGTTCCTGGTGCTCCTTCTGCACCCTTCCAAGAACCAACGGGAGTAAATGCGTCATTCCGTCCAGTATTCCGTGTTGTAAGAGATCCAATTCTTCCCCCAGAACAAAGAGATAAAATTATCCAAGTTACTGATCTTGTTGGTCTCAAACAAACTGGTTATATTGATGGAAGAGCATATTATGGTGCTATTTACTATGATGAAGGTGTTCCATATGCGGGATATTATAAGACGGTCGGACCTCAAACAAGAGTTTATACAACTCTACAAGAAAGTATTTCTGCTCGTGTTACCACACCGGCAAGTGCTATTCAGAGATCTGGTACTGATATTACAAGTAATGATCCTCGCCTTAATATTCCTGGAACAATTCAAGATACTGAGTGATTTGAAATATATTAAATAGTACTATATTGATATATCAATACTAATGGCAACCGCTCAAAATAGTAACAATACAAAAGTAGGAAGTCCACCTAAAGCTGGTAGAGAAGAACTTCTTGCCGATAATATCTCAAGAAATAGCACTGCAAAACAAAACTATACTGCCATTAGGTATGGAAATGATCATGGTTCAATTAGTTTTGGACACATTCACAAGCAAGGTGAAGTAACTTCTGATGTGATGCTTCAGGCAAGTGACGGGAGACATTCCATCATTTTAGATAAAGAAGGTCAAAGAAAAGCTTGTACTCAAATAACTGCTCCCGGTAGAATTTCAATTGAATCAGGAATAGATAAAGGGGAGGCAGAAGAAACTCTTTTTATTCATTCACACAACGGTAATATTGCTATTATTGCATCTAATGGAAAATTGAGACTTCAAGGAACTGATGTTGAAATTGTTGCTGTTGGTGAAGGTGGAAGTAAGGGGAATATCCAAATTACCGCCGATACTGGTGCGATCAAACTTGACGCACAAAAAGTAGTGGTTGGTGCTAAGTCATCATACAGATTAGCAACTTCAGGGACCGCTGAAATAATTGCTAATGGAAATATGACATTGTATGCATCACTAATCCGTGGAGTTAGTGATGCTGTCGCAAATAAAGATTCGAAGGTTGGTGGAAGATTAATTCAAAAGAAAAACACAAAGTAAGGAGAAAAATTATGGCATTTTTAATGGATGATAATGCAATCGGTGGACAAATCATGGTTGGTGCAGGTGTGCCAAAAGCACTTGGACTTGGGAAAAATAAAATTAATGGGTCTGCATACGTCGAAGGACCCTTACAGACTGGTCAGGCAGGTGCTCATAACAGTGCAAAAGCAACATTGATGATTGGTCCTCTTACAAACCCTGACGCAAAAACAAAACCATTATATTCATTGTGGTGTAGATTATATTCAAGATTCCAAAGTTTTGTGAGAGTTGATTTACTTCTTAAGTCAACTTATATTGAAGCAAAGGTTGTAAGAACACAAATTCTTCAAGCATCAATTAAGAACTTTGTAATTCCTCACCCAACTAAACCAGGAAAGCAATTAGTTCATACTTGTTTAGAAGGACCAGAAAATGGGGTTTATGTTCGTGGAAGATTATTAAATAAGACAGAAATTGAACTGCCAGAATACTGGACAGGATTAGTAGATGAGAGTACAATTACGGTATCCTTAACTCCAATTGGAGCTCATCAAGATATTATTGTAAAAAGAATTGGGGATAATAAAATTTATCTTCAAGCAAAACCAGGCATTCCTGTAAATTGTTTTTATCATATTTTTGGAACAAGAAAAGATGTTCCTAGACTAGCTACGGAGACTGACGAGTAATGGCATATACTTTTAGAAAATATGGGACCTTTGCTGGTCCTGGAGTTGATATTAACTATAGAGACAATGATGATTTCTCATTAGATCCTTTTGATGGATATTTTAATCTCAATGATGTCTCTATGGTTCTGGTAAATACCGCAGAATCTCCAGCAGATTATGTCTATATGCATTTAAATGGCAGTAGCACTGCCACGGTGACCTTAGAAAGAAATAGTGGACCTATTCCAACCTTTAATGTGGAGGCAAATAACACTAATTTTAGTGGAACAGTTACTGCCAATAATTTTATAGGAACTTGGTATGGAAATAGTGTTGGATCAGTAAAATCTTTTGACATTCCTCATCCATCAAAAGAAGGATATCGTCTTCGTTATATTTGTTTAGAGGGTCCAGAAGCAGAAGTATATTTGAGAGGAAAGATTGAAGGTTCTAATGTAATCGAACTTCCAGATTATTGGAAAAATTTAGTTGATGTTGAAAGTATTGGTGTCACTTTAACTCCCATGGGTGTTTATCAAGAACTCTTTGTTGAAAAAATTGAATGGGGACAAAGAATTATTATTAAAAATAATTTAGGTGGACCAATCAATTGTTCTTACGTTGTTTATGGGCAGAGAAAAGATGTTCCTAAGAACATTACTGAATATGAAGGAGCAAGTGCCAAGGACTACCCAGGAGAAGTCGCCCCCTATACCCCTTGACACGGACCCCTGACCGTGCTATGATACATGGGTAATCAACGGACGACCGAATGCAAGACGAGTACCTCTCACGCTGCGTTGTTGACCCCATCAAGCGTACAGTGTATCTGTATTCCAGCGAAGGGTCAGAAAATCAAGTGACCTGCGAGACGGTAGATGAATTTATGAACGTTCTAGAGTTCGTTCGTGCTACAGTGGATGAAGAAACACTCTCATACGCAAATCCACTCTGAAACCAAAATCGACCTTTAATTCCAAAAAGGTCGATAAAAAATCCCGGCAAAAATTCACCCCTATTACTTTTTTGAAAAGTATGGTTTATAAAATCTCATACAAAGACCTCAAAGAGGAAACAGTCAAAACAACACCCGAAAATGTTAAAGAGGCAAATGAAGCACTCTTTTCTGCAAAGTGGAATCTTCCCAAAGCAGCAAAGCACTGCGGAATGTCACAAAAAGAAATGAAGTTGACATTCTGGGAGTATATCAAGTATAATCCTAGTACTTACAAAGCGTAAGTTTTTTATGAAAATATATGGTCCTTACACAGCAAAAGACGGAAGACAAAGAATTGTTCTCTATGAAAATGGTAAAAAAACAACAGTTTCTTATCCAAAATATCTTTTAGAACAAAAACTTGGTAGACCACTTTTACCTGATGAAACCTGCGACCATATAGATGGTGATTTTACCAACAACTCACTTGACAACTTACAAGTTTTAAGTAGAGTAGATAATATAAGAAAACATGCAGCAGTACATAACAGAGCAGAAATGATTTGTTGCGTATGCCCTGAATGTGATAAATCTTTCTATAAACCAGCAAGAGACATTAGACATAACAATCTAAAACAACAAAAAGTTGGTCCATTTTGTTCTAAATCTTGTGCTGGAAAATATAGTCAAAGGTTAAATAAAACTTTTAGAGGAGGAAAACCAAATCTAAACTACAAGCCCGTGTGACCCAGCGGAATGAGGTTCTCGACTTAAAATCGAGCAGTCGGCGGTTCGAATCCGCCCACGGGTATGAGGTTCTTCCTCTAAATAAACAAAAGTAAAGGACTATTCTATGAAATACAGAATAGATGCCAGATACGTTTGGTATAATCGCGGAACTCAAATTGTTCTGATGTATTTCATAAACCAAATTCCTTTTACTTTTGATGATCTTCCAGACGAATCTTTATTTGATTTGGAACTAATCAAATTAGCAGATAATGAAAGACGTTTTGAACCAGAAGACCTTTATCAAGCATCATACTACTTAATGCTTGAAGAATGTCATCCTCTCTTATATGAGTTGGAACTGGAAAATCCAGAAATGTTACCTGTTGATTAATGCCTTTCTAGCTCAGTGGTAGAGCACTCGCCTTGTAAGCGAGCGGTCATCGGTTCAAATCCGATGGGGGGCTTGAGTTCATAAAACTCCAATGTCACTTATTTCACAACAAGACCGTCAAATGGTCATTGAAGCACTTGAATATTATGTTCAAAAACTTAAGGAAGATAACTGCACTCCTGCCTCTATCAGTGCATTCCAAACCCTCCTTAACTGGGTCGAATTGGAGCACTTCAAACATGAAAATTAATTTATGGTACTGCAGTGAAATGAAACAGTGGCGTTGGACACTGACTGATAATTCTAGACCAATTTCTAGGCAGGAATCTGGACAACAACCACATCTTCGTGATGCTATGAATGATGTGGCAAATACTGTAGAATATATGATGGAATGTAAGCAACCTGAATGAAGTCTGACTTCTACATTGATAAAGTAACAAAGAAACAATCAGAAGAACTTTTACTTCAATATCATTATCTTAAAGACATATCTAAAGGTTTTAAATCTGGATATAACTATGGTCTTTTTAAAAGGAATGAGTTTTCTCCTTTGAATATTGGTGGTCTTCAAGGAATTTGTATTTTTACTGGACCGCCAGTACCTGAAGTAGCAAAGGGAGCATTTGGACTTGAACGAAACGAACAACAAGGACTTTTTGAACTCTCAAGACTTTGCATCGAACCTAGTACGCAGTCATGCGAATATAACATCACTTCTTGGTTTGTGTCACGAGCGATTAGACAACTTCGGAAAGATACTGAAGTTAAAGCAATCCTCTCTTATGCTGATAACGATTACCATTCTGGTACAATCTATCGGGCTTGCAATTTTAAGTACTACGGTCTCACGGATCGAAAAAAAGATTTCTACTATTCAGATGGAACTAAACACTCTCGTGGAAAAGTAAAAGGTGCTGAGGGTCAATGGAAAGAGCGAAGTAGAAAACATAGATATCTGATGGTGTTTGATAAGCAACTGCAAAAACGCTTGACATGGAAGGAAGAGAAGTGGTAAAATAATATGGTGTGAAGGAAGTGCGAAAGAGACCTTGGGTAACCTTGGTCTCTTTTTTCTTATGATAAATAACTTATAACGGAAACTATAAGTATTAATAAGATGGGTCTTTCACGCCTGGAAAACTTCCTGAAATCTGTTCGTGGCACTATTCTATATGTTGATCCAAATAGTCTTGATGCAACAGACTCTATTGAGAATAAAGGAAATAGTTTAACACGTCCATTTAAAACAATCCAAAGAGCACTGATTGAAGCAGCAAGGTTTTCATATCAGATTGGACTGAATAACGATAGATTTGGTAAAACGACGATTTTAGTTTATCCAGGCGATCATGTTATCGATAATCGTCCAGGATGGATACCAGATGGTGCAAATAATTTTAGATTAAGAAACGGGCAGACCTCTAACGCCTTTCCTCCTTTTGAGTTAACGACTAATTTTGATCTAACAGATTCGAATAATGCTCTTTACAAACTGAACAGTATTCATGGTGGTGTAATTGTACCAAGAGGAACATCAATTGTTGGTCTCGATTTAAGAAAAACAAAAATTCGTCCAAAATATGTTCCAAATCCAGTAAATGATAATATTGAAAGATCTACAATTTTCCGCGTAACAGGTGGTTGTTACTTCTGGCAGTTTTCAATGTTTGATGCTGATCCAAGTAGTCAATGTTATATTGATTATACGAGTAATCTATTCGTTCCTAATTTTTCTCACCACAAACTCACTTGTTTTGAGTATGCTGATGGCGTAAATAATGTTTCAATTGATGACGATTTTCAGACATATGCAACAGATCGTACAGATCTGGATATGTATTATGAAAAAGTTGGTCTTGCCTATGGTGCTGCATCTGGACGTGCTATTGAACCAGATTATCCATCAACTTCTCTTGACATTGAATCTAAGATTGATGAGTATAGAATTGTAGGTTCTACTGGTCTGTCCGTAGGAATTTCAAGTATTCGTGCTGGTGATGGTGTTACTTCTACATCAACAATCACTGTAGACGTTTCATCGGCAGTTGCTGGGTTAGAAGTAGACACTCCAATTAGGATTGAAGGTGTTTCTGTCAGTGGATATAATGGAAGTTATATTGTTTCCGAAAAAGTCAATGACACTAGAATTAAGTATCAAGTTCAAAATGCTCCAGTAAATGCACTTCCCTCTCCACTAGGATCCACTCTTTCTCTTTCATCAGATACAGTAACATCAGCATCTCCATATATCTTTAATATCTCTTTGAGATCTGTTTATGGAATGTGCGGTGTCCTTGCCGATGGTGATAAAGCATCAGGATTTAAGTCGATGGTTATTGCCCAATTTACGGGTATTGGACTTCAAAAAGATGATAATGCTTTCGTAGTTTATAATGAAACTACCGGTGTGTATGACGATAATACTGTTGCCGGAAATGAAACGATTAGCACAAACTCAAGAGCAGTTTATAAACCCAAATATAAAAACTTCCATGTAAAATGCATTAACGATGCGTTTATTCAAAACGTTTCAATTTTTGCGATTGGATATGCGGAACATTTTGTTGTTGAAGATGGTGGCGATCAATCAGTCACTAATTCCAACTCAAATTTTGGTGCAAAGTCTCTTGTAGCATCTGGATTTAGAAAGAATGCTTTTCCTCAAGATGATTTTGGATATATTACTCACATTATTCCTCCAAAAGAACTGCCTAATAGCGAAATTTCTATTGAATTTAATGCAATAGATGTTGCAGCAACAGTTGGCGTTGGAACAACAAATGAGAGACTTTATCTTTATAATGAAAATAATCAAGATGTTCAACCAGAACATATTCTTGAGGGTTATAGAATTGGTGTAAGAGAAAATGATAACTTAAAAGTTATCATTTCCACGGGAGGAACATCTACAGAATATATTTCGAGAATTGTAATGCCCAATTCTCAGTCAAGTTATGAAAAATCTTTCAAAGTAGGTAGAAGTGTTGTCGGAATTAATAGCATTTCTTCAAATATTCTAAAACTCACCACTCCACATACCTTCGAGAATGGAGAAACAATTCGTGTTATAAGTGAGACTGGACAACTTCCAGATGGTCTACAACCAAATACAATTTACTATGCAATTACTAATGCCAATGCAAGTAGTGGTTTGACGACAAGTGTAGATATCAAACTTGCAAAAACTCTGAATGATGCTAAAAATGGTGGAAGTGGAAAAGAAATCACTCTTAATAATAAAGGTGGATCTCTAACGGTTGTAAGTAGAGTTAGTGATAAAGCTCCTGGAGATATTGGGCATCCTGTTGGATATGATACCTCTATAGGACAGTGGTATATTAAAGTTTCTACTGCATCTACTGAAAATACTATTCATTCTGCAGTTGTAGGTCTTGGAACGACATCTCTTGGTGCAGCAACTTCAAGAACTTACTTTAATAGAAAGAAATTTAATCGAAATGCTGTAGATACTATTTACAGAGTGCGTTATGTAGTTCCTGCAGCAAATGGTGGTGCTTATGCAAGACCACCAAGTGATGGTTTTATTCTTCAAGAATCGAACACAGTAATTGGACCATCAAATACTGAAATCCAGACTTATTTTGGATCAGGATCAATCACAAACATCAATCAGCAAAGAAACTTTAGAATTATTGCTGATGCATCTTGGAGTTCTTTAACAAATACAGTTAAGGTCGTTACAGAAATTCCTCATAACCTACAAGTAGGTTCTCAAGTTGAACTTGTTAATATTAAGAGTAGTACAAATCCAGCTGGAGTTGGAAACTCTGGATTTAATAAAACTTATACTGTTGCAGGTATCAGTAGTGCCAAGGAATTTGTTGTTTCTTTAGACAGTAATCCCGGAACGTTTGCAAATAACGTAAACGCAAGAGATACAAATCTTCCATACTTTAAGAGAAAAAGATATAATAACACCTATTATATCTACAGAAATCAAGAAGCACAGAGATATGTTCCTGGAAAACAAGATGGTGTTTATTACCTCACTTTAATTAATGCTTCCAACGCTCCTACTGTTGCGCCATTTACTGAAGAAAAATATTCTCAACCAGTTAAAGAACTTTATCCTCAGACCAGTCGCGACAATCCCGTATCAGATCCCGATGAAACAAGATCATTTGCTTCATCAGGTTTAATTGGTGAGGTTGTTGTAAATGATGTAAGAAATAGTATTACTAAAGAAACAATCAACAAAGTTCTTTCGGATATTGATGTTGGTGTTGGAGTTACGAACATTATTTCTGGAACTACAACAACACATACTGTTTACACATCGATTGATCATGGACTTAACAGAATTACTAAGTTAAACTCTTTGTATTCTGGAGTTGGATATGGATCCGGATCCGCAGAAAGTTTTTATAATGCAAGACTTGTTGGATTTGCTGGATCTACAACTGGATACAATGCAACTGCTAAAATTGCAGTTAATCCTAGTGGAAATATTACTGCAATCCAAATTATGGATGGTGGTAGTGCATACGGAATTGGTAACACTCTTACTGTTGTAGGTGTGTCAACTTTTTCTGGATTTATTCCAGCAGTTTTTGAAGTTACTGGCATTTATAACAATGTAGGAGATACCTTTAGAATTTCTGGTGTTTCTTCAAGTTCTTATAAAGAATATAATGATCTTTATAGAATTTCTGGAGTTTCTGTTGGATCTGCAAAGAGTTTTTCTGCAGTTTCTACAAAGCCAATTTCTGGATTTTCAGTTACCGGCATAGGACAAACTTCTGCTCAAAGAGCATTTGCATATCTCACCGACAAATCACTTTCGGTTACTAGTATTGCTTATAATAATGTAAGCGGACTTGCAACAGTCACTACATCAGATAGTCATGGTTTATCTGTCGGTAATAAAATTCGTTTATCAGGAGCAACTCAAAGTTTTTATAATGGAGACTTTGTAGTTACTAGAAATGTAGGATTATCAACATTCATTCTTAATATTGGAGTTTCAACGAATATTCCTACAGTATCTGGTACAATTTTTGCTCATCGTGGAGGTGCTACTTCAAATGATGGAGTAATCTCTTCTGATAATGAAAACCTTGCCGGTAGAATGGTAGCAAACTACGCCGGTATCACCACAACTCTTCTTTATGAAGTTAGTAACGAAACTATCGATGAAATTACAATTCGTGGTATTGATAAACTAGATATTAGAATTGGAGACTATCTACAAATTGATGATGAACTCGTAAGAGTTAAAACAACTGTTCCAACAACAATTAGTTCAACAGATCCAGTTTATGTATTCCGTGGTGTTCTTGGAACAAGAGCAAATAGACATGTTATAAATTCCGTAGTTAGAAAGGTATCAATAACTCCAATTGAATTTAGAAGACATTCTATCATTCGTGCATCTGGACACACATTTGAATACGTTGGTTTTGGTCCTGGAAATTATTCGACAGCATTCCCAGATAAACAAAACCGTCAAATTTCTGCTCAGGAAGAACTTCTTGGACAGTCAACTAGAAGAGAGGGTGGAATTAACTTCTACACAGGTATGAATGACAAGGGTATTTCATATTCTGGTAATAAGAAGTTAAGTACGGTTACGGGTCAAGAGGAAATATTTGATACTCCCGTCCAAACTATTACAGGAGAGGATATTGGAAATGAACTTGGATTGAATGTTATCAATCCAGTTGAGGGTAACTTTAGACGTTCAATCAAGGTTGATGGTGGAGAAAATGGAGAAGCAATTTCTCAATTTGATGGACCTGTCATTTTTGGAGATAAAGTAACATCAACTTCCACAAAAGGATTTGAGGTCAACTCACTATTCTTACAAGGAAATCAAACTGTTTCTAGAAAGTATACTGTTGGGGAAACTAAACCAACGATTGCAGGAAATCCCGGCGATGTTCAATACAATGCAAATCCTTCTAATGCCGATTATTTGGGATGGGTTTATACTAGTAATAATGAATGGAAAGAATTTGGTAAGATTGGTACAGTTGGTGTTGGAACAACAGGAGGAGGATTAACTGGAGTTGGTATTAAAACTTCTGGAGGAAGCGTTGGATTTTCTACCTTAGTTAATTTTGTTGCTGGAACTAATATCTCAATCGCTTCCCAATATAATTCAACCACTGGAATTACAACTCTTACTTTTGTTGGTGTTGCAACATCCTCGATACTTGGAGGCAATACTCTTGGAAGTTCTTCTGGTGATCGTTGGGGAGTAATTCCTACGATTGATAGTAGTGGCGTAATGGAGGTTGGTAGATATCTTGATTTCCATACTAGCGATGGAGATACTTCAGATTATACTTATCGTCTTGACAATACTTCAGTTGGAATTTTGAGTGCCTCGGGATCGCTTTCAATAACAAATAATATTGATGTTGGCGGAGAACTTAACTTTACTGGGGCAAGTGACAAGTATGTTGACTTTTATACCAATAATGGAGTATCAAATTATACTGTATATTTAAGACTTTTAGATAATGCAAATACTTCCTTCCATAGTGGAATAACTCTAACACGAGGAGGTGCAGTAACATTATTCCACAATAATACTGCAAGACTTGAAACTTCTTCTTCTGGTATTACTATTAGTGGTAATGTATCTGCAACAGGTGGAACAATCACTGCTTCTAATTTTAGTGGTTCTGGTGCATTATTGACCAGTATTCCGAATAGTGCTACGACAGCAACTAGTTCAAATACATCATCTGCTATAGTTGCTAGAGATGCTTCAGGAAACTTTAGTGCGGGAGCAATTACAGCAACTTCTGTTTCAGATTCATCTGGAAATCTAAGAAGCATACCACAAAATGCAAAGACTTCATCATATAACTTGGCAGCATCGGACAATGGAAAACACATTTCTATTACTACAGGCGGCATAACAGTTCTTTCTGGAACATTTAGTATTGGAGATACTGTTGCTATATACAATGACTCTAGTACTAATCAAACAATTACTCAAGGTGCTGGAGTGATATTGAGACAAGCTGGAACAAGTAATACTGGCAATAGAACCTTAGCACAATATGGTATTTGTACAATATTGTGTGTAGCATCAAATACGTTTGTAATCTCTGGAACAGGTATTAGTTGATATGTCATCCCTCCTTGCACTAATCTCCGGAAATGGAGATCCATACTACAGTTTAACTCAAACTACTACTTCTATAGATGAAGGAAGTAGTGTTGTATTTACATTTACTACAGTAAATGTTGCCCCATCGACTACTTTTTATTGGACAATAAACACAATAAGTGGAACTATTAATTCCAATGATATTCAAGGTGGGTCAACATCTGGAAGTTTTACTACTAACTCAAATGGTGTTGGATCAATTTCTATCACTATGAACAGTGATTATACTTTGGAAGGATCCGAATCATTTCAGTTACAAGTTAGGACAGGAAGTGTATCGGGAACCATTGTTGCAACTAGCAGCACTATAACTATCGCAGATACTTCTTCTGGTCCAACATATTCAGTTTCTCCTTCTACATCAAGTGTAAATGAAGGTTCTTCTGTAACTTTTACGATTAGTACTAATGGAGTTGCAAATGGCACAACACTATATTATACAATAAATCCAATTAGTGGCACTGTAAATTCTTCTGATTTTTCAAGTGGATCTTTGAGTGGTTCTTTTACTATTAGTGGAGCATCGGGAACTTATAATACTGGCGGAAGTGCAACCGTCTCTTATACATTATCAAATGATTTGACCTTGGAAGGATCCGAATCTTTCCAATTACAAATTCGCACAGGAAGTATTTCAGGAACTGTTGTTGCAACTAGCAGTACTGTAACTATTAATGATACATCAGTTCCAACATATTCGGTATCACCATCATCCAATACAGTTAATGAAGGTTCTTCTGTAACATTTACCGTCACTACAACTGGAGTTCCAAATGGCACAAGTCTTTTTTATACATTAAGCACCATAAGTGGCACAATAAACTCTTCTGATTTTTCAAGTGGTTCTACGAGTGGATCGTTTACTATCAATAGTAATAGTGGTTCTGTAACTTTTACATTAGCAAATGATGTAACTACTGAAGGTTCTGAATCATTTCAGTTTCAAGTTCGAACAGAAAGTGCTTCAGGAACTGTTGTTGCAACTAGCAGTACTGTAACTATTAATGATACTAGTGCAACAGGAACTGCAACTTATCTTGTCGTAGGTGGTGGTGGCGGCGGCGGTGGATCTCAAGTCGCGCCCGGAGCATATGCGGGCGGTGGAGGTGGTGCTGGAGGTTATCTAACCGGGTCATTTACATATACTCTTGGTAGTCCATATCCAGTTTCTATCGGTGGTGGTGGTTCTGGTGGATTTGGTGCTTTTTATAATGGTATCAGTGGTGGGGATAGTACATTTGGACCAATAACTGCTAGAGGTGGTGGTGGTGGACTTAGTGCTGGTGCTTCTCCTACATCACCATCGACAATTGCTTCTGGTGGTGGAGCACCTGGATCTTATGTCCAACCTTACACTGGATATACTATTACGGGAGAACCTGCTCCACCACCATCTCAAGGATATTCTGGTGGATCTGGTTACAGTTACTCAACAGAACCTAATAGCCCGTCAGTGCCCGCAAGTGATCCAACTTATTATGCATATACTATTAAAAACTATGCCATAGGTGGAGGCGGAGGAGGATCAGGAGGATCAGGAGGATCTGCTGGTACATTTGGTGCTGGTTTTGGTGGACCTGGAACTTATTCTCCATTAGTATCATATACGTTAGCAGCAGGAGGTGGAGGAGGATCTGGTGCCGCAGGAAATCCACCAGCATCTGGACCAGGATATAGTGGACCTGGTGGACAATGGAGTAACTATCCGTCATTACCTGCAGGTAACGCTAGTGCAGGCGGTGGCATCGGTGGTGCCGGACCCAGTTCCCCGGGAGATACTTATAATGCCACATTTGCAAATGGAGCAAATGGATCTAATAACTATGGATCTGGTGGTGGAGGTGGTGGAGTGTGGGGAAGATCGCCAGGACCTGTTTCCTCTACCGGCGGTAATGGCGGATCGGGTGTTGTTGCAGTATCATTCCCCTCTATACATAATATAACTATTGGTGGTGGACTTGTGTATTCTGCCCCGAGTCCAACTATAAGAATATTTACTTCCGGAAGTGGTCCCATAACATTTAATCTAGCATAAAAATTATGGCACATTACGCATTTTTAGATCAAAATAATATTGTAACTAACGTTATAGTTGGTCTTGGGGAAGATGGAGAAGAAGATTGGGAAAAAATTTATGAAAATAGTCATGGACAAGTATGTAAGAAAACTTCATATAACACTTTGGCGGGTCAACATAAAACCGGTGGTATTCCTTTCAGAAAAAATTATGCAGGAATAGGATATTATTATAATGAAGAATTAGATGCATTTATTCCACCAAAACCATTTAACTCTTGGGTATTAGATGAAGAAACTTGTCTTTGGAAACCTTCAGTAGAATATCCAAATGACGGACAACAATATTACTGGAGCGAAGAAGAGTATAATAATAGGGGTAATGGTTGGATCTTAATAAATTAAAATATACTATAAATAGTTAAAATTTAACGGGGACAGTGAACCGTGAGTATCAACAAGAATTTTGTAGTTAAGAACGGTTTAGAAGTTAATACGGATCTAATTGTTGCTAATGCAACTGCAAATTTAGTAGGAATTGCAACAACATCACCAAAGTATACTCTTCATGTTAATGGCGAAATTGGTGCAACTAATGTATATGTGAGTGGTATCGCTACGATTCAATCTCTTACAGTTACTGGACCATTAAATGTTGGTGGTATTGGTGTAGGATCGACAGGACAATATTTAAGATCTACTTACACTGGACTAGAATGGGCTAGTTTCCCAACTTTAAGAACGACGCAAACATATACTGCAACAGAAGGTCAAACAGTATTTGAATTTGTACACACTCCAAATGAAATTGATGTTTATATCAATGGAGTTAAATTAAGCACATCAGAATATACTGATAGTAGCATTAATGTTACATTAGTTAATCCAGCTTTTGCTGGAGATTTTATAGAGTTAATTGGATATGGTGTAATTGGGATTGGATTGGCATCAACTACAGGAATTTCTGGAGTTACTGTCTTAGATGAGGGAATTCCAGTTGGAACAGTAGATGCTATTACCTCAATTAATTTTGTTGGCGGAACAGTACAAGCAGCAGGAACTGGTGCTGGAGTAACTGTAACAGTTACTCCAGTAAACTTAAATTATATTGACGGTAATGCAACAATTACCGGTATTCTTACTGTAGGACAATCAAGTGTTAAAATTAATGGTACTAAAAATAGCATTGATACTGGAACAATTACTACAAAAGAACTAAATGTGATCGGTGGAACTTATTCCACTCAAGATCTAATAAAGACTGTTGATAGAGCAGTTGGAATTGGTTCAACACAAATTATACTTAATAATATTGACAATATTCTTGTTGGTGATAGTATTACAGTTTCTGGAATTTTAACCTCAGTATCAATTATCGATCTTACTACAGTAAATGTTACTCCATATAATCAAACATTCTTAACTACAACAACAAATGTTAACGTTGGAAGTTCATCTACAACAATCGGCGTTGCAAGCACATTAGGTGTATCTATTGGCAGTTCAATAACTATCAATGGGTATTATAATAATGTTCCTATTGTTGGATTTACTACTATTCCGATAGTTGAATCTCCAGGATATGTAAATGCAGTTTTAATCAACTCTGGATTTACCACAACTTCTGTTATTCCAGTCAGTTCGATTGTTGGATTTTCTTCAGTTATCACACAAAGAAATGCTGTTTTAATTGGTACTGGTAGTACTTCTGCCACTGGAATTTCTTCTGGAACTTCGGCACTTATTCAAAGATTTACCTCGGCAAATAGTAATTTGAACGTCAGTGGCATTGTAACAGCAACCCAAGGATTTATAAGCGCCGGAAGCACAACACCAATCAAAATTAGTTTAGTTGGCAATAAACTAACATTCACTGCAGTGGGAATTGGTTCCACCACACTAACTTTATATCCATAAATATTCTTAAAAGAGTTCTACAAGAATGGCATACAACAGAGAATTATCACAATTTGCATCTCTTGTAGAAGTAAATAATACTTCTAAAAAAATTGGATTTTCAACAGATTTAAATATTACTGGAGTTGTAACTGCGACAAGATTTTATGGTAGTGGCAGATTTCTAACTGATATTGTAGCATCATCAGTAGGAACTGGAATTGCTCAAGATAAACAAATTTTTTATAGTGATAACTTAACACTTAAAGGATCTTCCAATTTTTATTATGATAATTTAACAGGTAATGTAGGAATTGGAACTTCAATACCAACATCAACACTTCATGTAGTTGGCAATATTTTAGTTACTGGAGTTTCCACTATTAGTAATGGTACAATTACAAACCTAACAGGAACTGCAGGAACTATTACAACTTTTAATAGTACCAATGGAACTATTACAAACCTAACAGGAACTGCAGGAACTATTACAAACCTAACAGGAACTGCAGGAACTATTACAAACCTAACAGGAACTGCAGGAACTATTACAACTTTTAATAGTACCAATGGAACTATTACAAACCTAACAGGAACTGCAGGAACTATTACTACTCTCAATAGTACTAATGGTAGGATTACAAACCTAACAGGAACTGCAGGAACTATTACAAACCTAACAGGAACTGCAGGAACTATTACAACTTTTAATAGTACCAATGGAACTATTACTACTCTCAATAGTACTAATGCAACCATTACAAACTTGAATTCATCAGGAATAGTAACTGCCACATCTTTAAAGGTAGGGACTGGTGTTACTATTAATGGAAATGCAGGTATTATCAGTGCAACTCAAGTTTATTCTGGCGGCACACTTACTATCGGTACAGGAAAAGCAATAGCGATGACAATTGTTTTTGGATGAAACTATAAATAATCAATAAAGAACATTAAAAATGGCTGCACCAAATATAGTTAATGTATCGTCAATTTATGGAAAAACTATTGGTGCTTCTCTAAGCACCACCACAACAACTGATATTCTAGAGTGTCCTTCAAATAGAGTTCTAAAAGTTAATTCTATTATAGTAGCAAATGTTAATGGAACTAGTTCTGCGGATGCTACTGTTTATTATTGGGATAGTACCAATACAACCAGATATGCATTAGCATATACTATTGCTGTTCCTGCAGATACAACACTTGTTGTTGTTAGTAAAGATTCTGCAATTTATTTGGAAGAAGGTGATCAGATTGAAGCTGGTTCATCGTCGAGTTCATCTTTAAATATTGTAATTTCTTACGAAGAAATCGGTTAATTTCTAGTGTAAAAATATGGGTAACTTAGGATTTGGTAGATTAATCGGAAGAAAAACACTTCCTGAAGGTGCTAATAACAATTCAGGATTGTGGCAATTAGCTTCTCAATATTATTTGAGAAGTATTAATAGATGGATTAGTGGCGATTATTCAGTTTCGCCAAACACTTCAAACATCAATGAAAGTCAATCGGTAACATTTACAACTACCACTGTTGGAGTTCCTGATAATACTACACTTTATTATACAATAAGCGGAACAGTAACTGCTGCAGACTTTAGTAGTGGATCTCTATCAGGTTCATTTGTAGTTAATAGTAATAGTGGTGCAGTAACTCTTACTGCTGCAGCTGAGTATTCTACAGAAGGTTCAGAAACCTTTGTGTTTCAAGTTCGCACTGGAAGCACTTCCGGACCCATTGTTGCAACAAGTAGTACGGTAACAATAAATGATACTACTCTTACGCCAACATATTCGGTAAATCCATCAACCACATCAGTGAATGAAGGTTCTTCAGTAACCTTTAACATTTCCACTACCAATTTACCAGATGGAACGACATTATATTATACGCTAAACACTGTTAGCGGTACAGTAGACGCATCAGATTTTAGTAGCGGATCTTTGTCTGGATCTGTTACTGTTAATTCAAGTGCAGCATCAGTAGCATATACATTATCAAGTGATTTAAGTGTGGGAGAGGGTGATGAACAATTCCAACTACAATTAAGAACTGGAAGTATATCGGGAACTGTTGTTGCAACAAGTCCCACAGTTACAATAAGTGATAGTTCAAGAATAACTTATGCAGTATCTCCTTCGGTTTCAAGTATTACTGAGGGATCTTCTGTTACATTCAACGTAACAACTCTGAATGTTTCTAATGGAACTACTCTTTATTATAGTATAAATCAAGTCAGTGGAACTATTACCGCTTCAGATTTTACAACTAACTCTTTAACAGGATCTTTTACAATTAACAGCAATTCTGGATCAGTAACTCTCACTGCATCTACAACTGCAACAAACGAAGGTTCTGAATCATTTCAATTCCAAGTTCGTACCGTAAGCACATCAGGAACTGTTGTTGCAACTAGCAGTACTGTAACTATTACTGAACCGGCGGTAAGTATAACAACTTCTGGTGCTATAACTTCAGATACGGGTGGTTATAGATATCATGTTTATACTGGTCCTGGTAGTTTTACTATTAATAGTACTTCACAAATTTCTGTCGATTACTTAGTAGTTGCTGGTGGTGGCGGCGGCAACGCTTACGGCGGTGGTGGCGGTGCTGGTGGATTTAGAAATGGGACGGGATTAGTTTTAACTGGACCTTCACCATTTCCCATATCTGTTGGTGCAGGTGGTGCTTATAATGCAACTATTAGTGGAAGTGCCTCTGTTTTTTCATCTATTACTTCTACTGGAGGTGGTGGTGGGGGGTCCCCATCCGGTAATCCTGGAGGTTCTGGGGGGGGTGGAGGAGCTTCATATGGTGCCACCAACGCCGGACCATTTCCTGGAGGATCTGGAAATTCCAATAATTATACTCCACCAGAAGGAAATCCCGGTGGAGCGGGAATTTATTATGCAAACTCTAGTACTACAGTATATGGCGGATGGCATGGAGGAGGTGGTGGTGCAGGAACAGCGGGTGGAAATGGATCATATTCAACAGGAGGAAATGGCGGACAAGGTGCTTCTTCGCCATTAGGATCAGCAATGGGATATGGATCTCCTTCTGGATGGTTCGCTGCTGGCGGAGGTGGAATCGGTGCTGGAGTAGACACTACTTTACCTTCATCAACACCCATTTATAACATTGGATCTGGTGGTAGTGGTGGATTTGGTGGTGGCGGACAAGGCGGAAGTTCCGTATACTATTATGCTCAAGCTCCAAATGGTATTTTTTATTATAACCCAATTTATAGAGTTGGTGGTAATGGCGCAACAAATACTGGCAGTGGGGGTGGAGGAGGATGGCCTGATCCTGGTGCAGGAATTTCTTATGCTCAAGGAAATGGTGGATCCGGTATCGTAATTATTAGGTATCTGTGGCCTTTATAAGTCTACAGGTATCATACTTACCCATTCCTGAGTTTCTTCATTCCACATATAAAGACCTTCTGGTTTAGGAATTGGTGCTTCCCATTCTAAAGTTTCTCTATTAAATGACCAGGATGAAAATGGTTGGAGGGGAATGAATATATCCAATTCATCATCATATTTGTATCCAATTCCTGCATAATTTTTTCTAAAGTTTCTATTATAAGAAGTTTGAATCCATCTATCCCCAACAGAATCGGGAATAGTACTGTATAAATGTGCGATACCCATTTCGACTATTTCTACTCCATTGATAGTCATTAAATCATTTCTGACTGGAGTTACATAGGTTACTATATTATCTGAATTTACTCTTGCAAAGTGTGCCATTCGTGTATATATAAATCTAAGAATATTTATTGATAAAATGAAGTTAATTAAAAATATAATTCAAAAACTTATTTCAGAAGAAAAAAAGTTTTGCTTTGAAATGCATAATATGTTATCTTGGTATTTTTCAATAGAACATCCAGCACCACAACCATCAAGTAGAGGAAAAAATCCTTTTTTTGAGAAATACGGATTTCTAATTCTAAAAGATATTGATAAACGTGGTGTAGAGCATGAAAAAGTTTTAGAATTCTTAAACGATATTATAGAGAATAAAAATTATAAAATTATCTTCGGTAAGAAAAAATTATACTTTTCTGGGTGTTTGAGGTTTATAAATCTTGATGATGGAGATTTTGTTGTCTTTGATCCAAATAAGACTGATTTTCTTAAATAAAGCAAATTTTTAGGTATCCTATTTTTTTATAAATACTTAAAAATTCTCAAGACAAATGGCAGTTGCTGAAATTACAAATATAGTCATTGAGAAAGGAACTCATTTTGAGGCGACTTTTAATTTGTTTGATCCGGATCAATCTGCAACATATCTAACAGGATTATCAACGACTTATGCCACCATTCGTAAGTATCCTGATGCAACAAGTGGAGAAGAATTTTCCAAGACTATCACTGCAGGAACTGGAACAATCAAACTTACATTAACTGCAGAACAAACTGCCAATCTTAAGGCAGGTAGAAATTATTTTGATGTTGTCTTAACAATCGATGGTAAAAAAACTAAAGTCATTAAAGGAACAGCAATCGTAGAAGAGAGTGCATCTGTATGACTTATAAAGTTACTTTTTCTTCTGGAAATAATTATTCAGTTAAATCTTCACAACCAACAAACTACAAAGCAAGTGTTTCCTACGGGTTGGAAATTATGCCACAGACACTAGACGAACTTACCGACGTAGAAATTAGTGGTACAAACGATAAGTATGTGTTAATGTATGATGCAGCATCTGGAAAATGGAGAGATCGTAATCCTGATGAGGTTCTTAATGCTGCTGCTTCTACCGAAACAACTCAACCAGGATTTGTTGGATATGCAACAGCATTCTTGGATCGTGTAGATATTGATCTCGATGACCGTATTGATCTTGATGCTGGCACTTTTTAACATCTTCTAAATACTATTATAATCAAATAATAGTAAGAAGATGCCTGCACCAGTACTTCAGTTTAAGAGAGGTAATGCAGGAGTCGCAGGAACAGTACCAGCACTCCGTCCAGGTGAACCCGCAATTTCGTTAAATAATTTTGATTTTTTTATTGGTATTGATACCTCTGTAGCAAATAATAAATTCTTTGGTTCTCACCGTTACTGGGGAAGAGAAGACGGTACTACATCATTAAAAGTTAAGTTAGTTGATAAAGACGGAACAAATTCAATTAATTTAAAGTCTCCAAATACACTTGCTGGAATTACAACTTATACACTTCCAGCAACTCCAACAAATGGGTTTGTTTTAACAACAAATGCAGATGGTGATTTGAGTTGGACTAATTCTCTTCCAGCAGCATCTTTTTCTGGCATCACAACTTTTACCAATACAACAGATAATACACTTGGGAATGCCGATACTGGTGCAGTTCAAATTGACGGTGGTTTAGGAATTAATAAAAACCTAACAGTAGGGCAAAATTTACACGTTCAAGGATATTCAAACTTTGTTGGTGTTGTAACTTTCCAAGGTGGTACGATTAACCTTGGCGATGACACTGGTGATAACATTAATATCGGCGGAGAATTTACATCAGGTCTGTATCCAAATACAACAAATACTTATGATTTTGGTGACAGCACAAGGCAGTGGAGAAACGCAAGTTTTGCTGGAGTAGGTACTTTTTCTACTGGCGCAGTTATTGATAACATTAGAATTGGTATTTCTGATGCCAATACTATTGATACTACCGCAGGTAAGTTAACTCTCAATTCTGCAACAAATACTGTTGAAATTGCACAACATCTTGATGTTATTGGCGATTTAGATGTAACTGGTAATGTTTATATTGGAGGAACAACAGTTACTCTTCGTGGTACAGATGTTTTTATTGAGAACAAAGATATTGTTCTTGGATATACAACTACCACTCAACCCAATGATACAACTGCAAATCACGCAGGTGTTGCGATTGCATCAACGGAAGGAACTCCATTAGCAAACTTTAATGTTTCTGGAATAAACACACTTCCAAGTACATATAAGCAAATGATGTGGTTCAAGAGTGGAACTCTTGGATTTTCAACTGATGCATTTGGATTTAACTATGGAGTAGCGATTGGAACCACAAATATGGCAAATGGCATTCGCCTTGCTGTTGGTTCTGGTATTACAATGACTGATACCGAAATCTCTGCAACAACATTCCGTGGTGCATTTACTGGTAATGTAACTGGTAATGCATCATCTGCAGATCAAGTTAAGACTGTTACTGCAAGTGATTTAAATTCCACACATTATCTAACCTTTGTAAATTCACATAATGGTTCTGCAACCAATGAATCTATCTATACTGATGATGCTATTTACTACAACCCAGGTACAAATACTTTTACCACTCAACACGCATTATTTACTGGAAATGTAAATATCAGTGGAATTACTACCCTAGCTGGAAATATTACTCTTGGTGATGCTGCTGGAGATGCAATTACAATTAATGGCACTGCAACCTTCACTCAAGGTTTAACTGGTACTATTTCAACTGCAACTCGTGCTACTTTAGTTGATACTACAACAGCACCATCAGGAACTTTCTATCCAGGTCTGTTTGTAAGTAGTACGGGAACTGCATCAACTGCTGTTTATGTTGATGCTGGTATTTCTTATGTTTCTAATACTGATACTCTCACATTAACTGGAGACATTGCTGTTAATGGTGGAGATGTAACAACATCTGCTTCTACATTTAATCTGGTCAATGGAACAGCAACTAATATAAACTTTGGTGGTGCCGCAACTGCACTTAACATGGGTGCTGCAACTGGCATTGGAACAATTAGAAATGCTACTGTTTCTTTCCCTAATGCTACTACAGTTGCTGTCAATGGAGTAAACCCAACCATTTCTGGAACAAGCACAGGAACTCTTACGTTATTCAATACTAACTTAACTGCCGTAAATGCTTTTGGTGCTGCAACTAGCATTCTTTTGGGTGCATCGAGCGGTATCACCACTGTACGTAATAGTTTAAGAGTTACAAATAGTCTTTATGACTCTACAAATAGTGCAGGTATTAACGGACAATTTTTAGTTGTGACTGGTGCTGGTATTGGTTGGACTACTATTTCTGGTGTTTCTGCAGGTACAATTTCAACTGCTGCTAGATCAAATACTGTTGATACAACAACTACAACAACAAACCAAAATTATTATATTCCATTTGTATCAAATGGTAGTGGAACAAATGGAGAAACTGTTCGCGTTGGTGCTGCTCTTTCGATCAATCCATCAACAAATACATTAACAGTTCCAACGATTCAATCATCTGCAGTAAAAGCACTTGATGGTACTGCTGCGATTACAATCACAAACTCAACTGGTGCCTTACAAACAAATTCCGACTTAACAGTTGGTGGAAATCTTTACATCAATGGATCTACAACTCAGGTTAATACTGCTGCAATCACTGTAGAAGATCGTACAATTGAACTTGGTGTTGTCGATGGTTCTGCACCTTCTTCCACAACCACATGGGATCTTGGAGTTCTCTTTAATTATAATGATGGTTCTGCAAAGAAATCAGCACTCGTTTGGGAACAAGGTGATGCAAGATTTAAGTTAGGTTCTGTCATCTCAGATGGAGGTGGAACTGGAAATAGCAACCCACAAATTACATTTACAACTTATGCTCCACTTGAAATTGGTTCACTATGGGTCAATGACTGTGCTGGTCAGTCACAAGTCATCAACTGTTCTGGAACCACAAGAAAACTGGAGAACATTACAATTGATGGTGGAACATGGTGATATAATCACTACAATCTAAATAAGAGGAGTTTATCTCCTCTTTTTTTATGTCTGAAGATGATCTGAAATCAGTTCTTGCAAAGTATCAACAAAAAGCATTTGAGTTATTCAATCAAAATATAGTTCTTGAAACGCAAGTAGAGACGTTGCAGAAACAAATTAAATTATTAAACCAAGAACCAAAATCCAAACGAAATACAAAAATTGCACCAGAAGACTTTTAATAAATAATAGAAACTCTTATATAAGGGTTTCTAAAGGTATATACCACCATGCGAGGGTTGAATGGCAGATCCGATTATTAAAATTAAACGATCTTCTGTTGCCGGCAAAAAACCAACAACATCAGACGTAAATCTTGGAGAATTAGCTCTTAATACTTACGACGCAGAACTGTATACTCGTAGAGAAAGGACGGGTATTGGAACAGATATTGTAAGAGTGGGTGCTGGCGCAACGGTTACAAATATTTTATATGTTACGACAGATGGAAGCGACACAAACACAGGAAGAAAACTTGGAGACGCAAAACGAACAATTGGAGCAGCACTTACAACAGCAACAACAGGAACAGTTATTAAAGTTAGTGCTGGATCTTATGTAGAGAATAATCCATTAACCATTCCAGAACAAGTCTCAATCGTTGGTGATAGTTTAAGAGAAGTATCAGTATCACCACAGAATGCAAATCAAGACTTGTTTTATGTTTCAAATGGAAATTATATCGCAGAGATGTCCTATACAGGAACTCTAAACTCAGGTAAAGCAATATTCGCATTTAACCCAACTGAAGTAGGATATTTTAATCAGTCACCTTATATTCAAAACTGCACTAACTTTATTCCAAACTCAATCGGATTAAAGATTGATGGGTCAAAAGCAATCGGACCATTAAAGTCAATGGTTCTTGATAGTTATACACAATACAATCAAGGTGGTATTGGTTGTTCTATTACCAACGAAGGTTATGCTCAGTTGGTTTCAATGTTTACTATCTGTGATGATATTGCTGTTTATTGTGGTTCTGGTGGAGCATGTGACCTAACAAACTCCAACTCATCATTTGGTAATTATGCATTAGTTGCTGATGGAGTAGGTCCCAAAAAATATACTGGAATTATTACATCAGCCGCTGCGGCAGATGCAGATACTTTTGTTCTTGATTTGAATGTTCCTACACTAAACGTAACCAACGCTCTTTATAATAACACTACAGGACTTACTACAATTACTGTAAGTTCTAATCATAATTTTAACGTTGGAATGGGAGTTTCAATCGTTGGACTTGCATTCACTTGCTCTTCTGGTCCAGGAATTGTAACTTATCCTTCAGGTAACAAGGGATATATTTTTGAAGTTGCAGGAGTTCCTTCCTCAACTTCATTTGAAGTTTATGTCGGAGTTTCTACTCTACAACACACATATCAGTCAGGTGGAACTGTAAAAATTAATGCAGTAAGACCTTTTGATGGTCAGGTGATTTATTTTGATACACTCTATTATACGGTTGGAGGAGTAACTGTAAGTTCTGGTGGAACTGGATACACTCAGAATGTTGATATTACATTTGGATCTCCATCAACACCATGGGGTATTCCTGCAACTGCTGTAGGAGAAGTAAAGAATGGTTCTGTGACTTCTGTTGAAATGGTTTCAAACGGTCGTGGATATACATCTACACCAACAGTAACTTTTGCCTCTCCTGATGTTGGTATCAACACTGCTACAGGAACTGCAAACTTAGTTCCAACTTATTATGTTATTTCAAGTTCAACACCAGTTTCTGCTGGCATTTGTACCATAACCATTACTGATAATGTACCTTATGCTGTGGGAGTTGGAACTACGGTTCCTTTCTTTAAGCAAAGTCGCGTATTAGCGTCAGGACACTCACTTGAATATATTGGTTCTGGAACAAATATTGCGACTGCTCTTCCTGCTTCTGGTGGTGTTCCAATTCAAGAAAATGAAATTGATATGAGAAATGGTGGGTTGGTTATTTATACGTCAACAGATCAATCTGGTAACTTTAGAATTGGTGATGGTGTTGTAATTAATCAACAAACAGGAACTATTAGTGGAACATTCTATTCTAAGAGTTTGTTTTCTACAATGACGCCATTCATACTTGCACTAGGAGGAGATTAATCAAATGGCTTTAGCACTTAACGTATTTCAAACAGTAACAGCAGTAGTATCTACAAGCGCAACAGAAATTTATACAGCACCTGTTGGATATACTGGTGTTGTTCTTTTAGCACAAGTAGCAAATATTGGAGCATCTTCTTATGATGTAACTTTGGTTCATCGTAGAAGTTCAACCGATACTGAAATGTTAAAGAACTATCCAATCTCTGCAAATGATACTGCAAATCTTCTTTCGGGAAAACTAGTTCTTGAAAGTGGAGATAAATTAGTTCTATCTGGTAGTAATGCAACAAACTTGAAATTCGTCGCAAGTATTCTAGAAACTCTCAACTAATATAAAACAATGGCAAAAGGTTATCTCAGTAATCGTCAAAAAAATCTAAAAGTTGGTATTAGTTCTTATACAGAAAACAGTACCGTATTGGAGGTTACTGGGAAAGTTGGTATTAGAACCGATAACGCACAATCAGCACTTGATGTTCGTGGAACAATCTCAATTGGTAGAACAGATTTTGCTGGTATAAACTCCATTCGTTCTGTTGTTGATATAAACTCTTGGGAATATTATGGAGTAAGTTTCTCTGTAGGAGGGCAAGACACCGCACCATCAGACGTTTTCTTCAAAGATGATGGAACCAAGATGTTTATTCTTGGTGATACTGGTAATGATGTAAATGAGTATGCACTATCTACACCTTGGGAAGTCAGTAGTGCTACATTTACAACCAACTTTAGTATTGCAGCACAAGAAACTGTTCCGACCGGTTTATATTTTAAACCAGATGGAACCAGAATGTATATTTGTGGTCAAACTGGGGTTTCTCCAACTGGTGATAGAGTTTACTCTTATACATTAAGCAATCCTTGGTCTCTTGTTGGAGTTACTACTGATACTGTTGCTGGTGCTGGAACTACAGTTAAAAACTTTAATGTTGGAGCAAATGATACTGGACCACATGGACTTTATTTCAAAGATGATGGAACTAAGATGTATGTGGTTGGAGTCACAGGTGATGCAGTTTATGAATATACAGTTTCTACTGCCTGGGAAATTGATTCAACTGTAACTCTTAATCATACACTTTTGATTGGTACTGCAAACACTCAAAATCTTCCACTAACTCTCACTAATCCAACTGGTATTGATTTTAATACATCTGGCACCAAGATGTATATTACGGATTCAACCCGTGATTTAGTTGCAAGATTTGATTTATCTACTCCTTGGGACTTAAGTACTGCAGTATTTTATGATAATGTCTATATTGGTTTCCAAGAAACTGCACCAACTGGAATATTCTATCAAGAAGATCAATCAAAAGCATATATTGTAGGAACTACTGGAGATACTGTTTATCAATACAATACTGATGTTCCTTCACTTGAACTTGCTTCTTCTGGTATTTCTACAAGGTCTTCAATCATTCTCAATAATGAAGCAAGACTGAACAATCGTCTTTATGTAACTGGTGATACTCATATCAGCAGCAATACTACTCTAAAAGGAACTTTACAAGTTGATGGTTCTGTTGCGACAAGCAGTAACCTTACAGTTTCTGGTGGAACCATCACCGCAGGAAACATTGCTGCAACACTTCTTGGTGGTAATACTACTACCAATATTACTGCTTTTGGTGGTCTAACATCAGGAACATTAACTGTTGGTGGTGCTTCCCAAACTGGAACTATTACAATAGACCAGTCTGCTTCTGCTCATACATTAAATATTGCTTCTGGTGCCAATGCTTCTGGAGTATCAAAAACAGTTAATATTGCCACTGGTGGTGCTTCTGGTTCTAGAACACTACTTACATTAGGTTCTGCTACTGCTGGTGCGATTAGTACTGTTACTATTCCTTCACCAACTAATCTTCTTATTGGTACTGCTACAACTACGGGAACAGCATCACAAGCACTTCAAGTTAATAGTGGTGCTTATGTAAGTGGTAATCTTGGTGTAGGTGCTACAAATCCAACATCAAAACTTGATATTCAAGGAGACGCAACGGTCTTTGGTGTTTTACAGTCTCAAGGTTTCTTATTAACTGGTATTGCAACCATATCAGTCAATAGTTCTTCTGATGCATTAAGAATTAATCAACTTGGTTCTGGTAATGCTCTGGTAGTTGAAGATTCTGCTAATCCCGATGCAACTCCTTTTGTTGTTAGAGGTGATGGTAATACTGGTATTGGAACCACAAATCCAGTTGCACTATTACATTTACAAAATAACGCACCACTTATAAGATTTGCAGAATCTGATGCATCCGCAAATAATAGAAATTGGAATGTTGGAGTAAATGAACAAGAGTTTTATTGGCAAGCATTAACTGATGCTGGTTCTGGTGGTGGTAATCTGTTCAAGATGACCAGAAGTGCCGAACAAATACAAACATTCGAAGGTAGAAACAGTGGAAATACTTGGTTTATCGCAAATAACAACACTCAAAGAGTTGGTATAGGAACCATAAATCCAACATCAAAACTACACGTCGTTGGTGATGGAAACTTTACTGGTCAAGTAACTGCATCAAGTTTCTCTGGAAATGCATCAAGTGCCACTTATGCAACTAATGCCGGACTATCAACCAATCTTAAAGGTGGTCTTGCTGGTAATTTAGTTTATCAATCTGCTACAGATACTACTGCATTTTTAGCAAATGGTTCTTCTGGTACAATACTTAAATCAAATGGAGTTGGTAATGCTCCATCATGGGTTGCTGCTGCACCTGCCAATGCTATTACTGGTTTAACAATTCGTGATGAGGGAAATGTAGTTGGTAGTGCAAATAATGTTTCTGAACTAAACTTTGTTGGAAATATAGTATCTGTTGCTTCTACTTTAGGCATTGCAACGATTACATTTTCAAATTATGTTGATAATGCTGGTATAGCAACTTATGCTACAACAGCAGGTGTGGCAACTGCTCTTCAAAACGCAAGAACTTTTGAAATTACCGGAGACATTGTAGCGTCTCCTATTAGTTTTGATGGAACTGGTAATGTATCTCTGGCAGCCACAATTCAACCTAATAGTGTTGCTCTTGGTGGAGATACTACAGGTGATTATGTCCAGTCAATTTCTGGAACTTCAAACCAGATTACTGTAACTGGTGGAACTGGTGAAGGTTCTACACCAACATTAAGTATTCCAAATCAATTTACTATTCCACAAGATGCAACGGTTACAAGAGACCTTCAAGTTAATCGAAACTTAAATGTTACTGGTAATATCACAATTGGTGGAACATCTGCTACAATCTTTTCACAAACATTAAACATATTTGACCCTGATATTGTTCTTGGATTTAGAACTGATGCACTAGGTAATGATACTTCTACGGATAATACTGCAAATCACGGTGGTATTGCGATTGCATCAACAGAAGGAACACCACTCATCAGTCTTTATGATGTTGGAGTAGGTGAAACAAACCCATCCACATATAAGAAGTTTATGTGGTTTAAGTCTGGAACTTTCTCTGGACTTGGTACTGATGCTTGGATTAGTAACTATGCGATTGGTATTGGTAGCACACAAGTTCCTAATGATGTAAGACTTGCTGCTGGTGGAATGCAAGTCACTGATAGTACTTTAAGTGTTCCACAACTGAATATTTCTGGAGTTTCTACATTTACTGGTGCCGTAAGTTTTGGAACTTCTGCTTACTTTGGTGCTAATGATAAAATAATATTTGGGGATGCACAACGTCTTCAAATTTATCATAATAATTCTGATGCTTATATTTCCAATTCAAATCTGGGTGGAGAACTTTTTATTGAATCGAATAATATCTATTTAAGACCAAATACAGGATTAATTATTGTAGATAGAGACTCTGCTCATAATCGAGCAATTTTTGCAACGGGTGTAGATCTTTATTATAATAATGTATTAAGGTTTGAAACCACTGGATACGGTGTTACTGTTTATGGAGGACTTCAAGTTTCTGGTATTGTTACAGCATCACAATTTACAACGGGTTCTGGTAATCTTGGATTTACTACCAACACAATTAGTGGACCATCAGAAATTATTATTGACCCATCACCAGTTGGAGTAGGTACAACAAGTGGTATTGTAAGAGTTCGTGGTGACTTGTATGTAGATGGCACACAGTTTATTGTTAATTCAACCACGATTGAACTTGCTGACTTTAATGTTGGTATTGCAACCACAGTAGGAACTAACTTACTCCTTGATGGTGCTGGAATTGGTATTGGTTCTACTGGTATTCGTAAGACAATTACCTGGAATAATACAGCATCTGCTCTAACTTCTAGTGAAGATTGGAATATTGCATCTGGTAAAATATATGAAATTGGTGGAACGTCAGTCTTAAGTTCCACAACTCTTGGAAGTGGAGTCGTTAATTCTTCACTAACTTCTGTTGGTACATTAGGTCAACTAAACGTTTCTGGTATTACAACAACCAACAACCTGAATGTAACTGGTGTAGGAACCTTCTTATCATCAGGACTTAAGATAAGAAATCCAGCAAACACTTTCCAATACAATATTACTGGTGATGCGATTGTTGCTGATAGAACTCTCAACCTACCTGTAATTACTGGAACTGATACATTAGCAGTTCTTGGTATAAACCAAACATTTACTGGTGCTCAAACATTCGGTGGAATATTATCTGCAACCAGTACTCTTTCATTAACTGGTTCAGCAACAGGTATTCATAGATTTGGAACTCAACAAACATCAGCATCAATAACACTCGGAGGATCTTCTGGAACTGGATTAATTACACTGGGGCAAGCAACAACATCACAACAAACTGATATACAAGCAGGTGCTTCTGGTGTAGGTACAACCAAGACAATTAACCTTGGAACTGGTGGTCTTTCTGGTTCATTTACTCAAATCGATATCGGTCCAACTGCTGGTGTTGGTACTGTTGTTATTAATACTGGTACTAATCTTGGTATAGGAACCACAAATCCGACTTCTAGATTAACTGTAAGTGGTGATGCCAGAGTTTCTGGTGTTGTAACCGCTATGACATTCAGTGGTCAAATTAACGCTGGTGTCTCTACACTTGGTGTCACTACAACAACTAATTTAACGACACAGCAGTTAAGTGTATCAGGTTTATCAACTTTCAGTAATAATATTAATGTTGCTTCTGGTATTATAACAACAACAGGAAGTGGTGGTGTTGGTATTGGAAGTTTCTTAAGATTAAAACCATATTTGACTGAGGGTGGAGAAATAGGATTTGATTACACTAATGGAAGTCTTGGATATTATCTTGATGTAGATGGTGGAAACCAATTTAGATTTGCAAATTATGATACAACTGGTGTTTGGAAGTTCCTCACAAACAGTACAGAAAAAGTAAGAATTACTAATAACGGTAATGTTGGCATTAATACCACAAATCCATTATCAAAACTTCATGTAGAACAGACGACCGAAGGTGAAATTGCTCGTTTTCGTGCTTCTGATAGCACTCGTTATTTAACCATTAAATCTTTTAATTCTGGATTTAATGGTTCTGGAATTGAATTTGATGCAACAAGTTCTGCTGGGGTATTGAGGTTTTCAACTAATAGTATTGAAAAAGTAAGAATTACAACTGATGGCAATGTTGGCATAGGAACTGATAATCCACAAGATACATTGCAAGTCAATGGTGATTTAAGATTGCAGGCAGCAATTCCAGAAA